GGTTGGATTAAGAGAGTTAACAGCACTGTTAATATTGTCGCAATGAACATGCCTGTATTCAGTATAACCAAAATCATATCAGAGGTATTGTCAATAGGCAAGGCAGTATTCCAGTCCAACGTGTTCCAATCCAACGTGTTCCAGAACAGCATTGATGAGACTATCGCACTATTAGGAAAGGTAAGAATTGTATCTGAAACAGTTCAGGCAAGTGAGGCTTTCAAAAAGTTACAAGGTGTGCAAAAGGTTGTAACTCATGCAGTACAGGTAGCAGAGTCAAAGGTAAAGTTAATGTCTATAGAAAGAACCGTGTCAGAGACAGTCAATATATTAGCATTTAGAGACAGGTTAAGAGCACTTAGAAAGATAGTTACTGACTCAGTACAGGTAGCAGAGGTTAAGAATTACTTCCAATCCATAATCATGTTAGTAAACAACACTGTCTCTATTAACATAGTAGGTCTATTCCAGAACAACGTGTTCCAGTCCAACGTATTCCAGAATGTCAATGTAGAGGCTATCGTAATAAGAGGATTGAATAGAATAATCAACAAGACCATAAGTGTATCTGACTCCTTCAATAGTCATAGGGTATTAAGAAGAATATTCTCTGACGTGGTACAAGTGTCACAGTCACAGAACAGATTGATGTCTATCAAGAGAGTTCTCACTAACACTGTTCAAGTGGCAGAGTCAGCAATACGATCATCTGTAATGAAGAAAGTATATACTGAGACTGTTAATGTCTTAGCCTTTAGGGATAGACTAAGAGCAATCACAAGAATGATAAGTGAGACAATTCAACACAGTGAAACCATTAAGGACTTTAGAGGCATGGGTAGAATAATCAACAGTGTAGTCAACATATCAGATAATCAGGCTAGAGCACTTGGATTTGTAAAGGTCGCTAGCAGCGTTGTGAATGTAGCACAGTCCTATGTAAGACTCACAGTGTTGAGAAGGGTAATAGACAGCACCATATCATTATCTGAATCCTTGTACAAGGGTTGGATCAAGAGTGTCAACAGTACAATAAGTATATCTGAATCAGTAATAAGATCTAAGGTATTAATTAAATTAGTTGCTGAGACTGTAAACATATTAGCATTTAGAGACAGATTGAGAGCACTTAGAAAGATAATTAATAACTCTATCAGTGTATCTGAAACAGTCCCAAGACTCAGAGGTATTGGTAGATCAGTTATAGAATCAATACAAATTGCAGATGTTTCTAAATGGTATAGATCTATCAAGAGAGTTGTAACATCAACCATACAGGTAGCAGAGTCATTCGCAAGATACACAGTCATGTTGAAAGTGTTTACTGATGCTGTTCACATAGGTAAAATGTTGTTCCAGTCCAACGTATTCCAGAACAACGTGTTCCAAGGAATGTCAGAAGCTATAAGAATAAGAGGAATGAGAAGAACCATCAATAATACATTGAGTATATCTGAATCAGTATTAAAATACAGAGCACTAACTAGAATGATCAACAATACATTATCTGTATCTGAGAACATTTCAAGGTTAAGAGACTTACTCAAACATGTGAATGAGACAGTCAGTGTGTTAGCATTTAGAGTAAGAAACAGATCCATAACAAGAATCATTACTGATGCTGTGCAAGTAGCAGAAGCATTTGGAATGAAATGGTCAAGATCATTCACAGAGAGTGTAAGCATATCTGATGGAAACATAGTATTAAGAGTGTTAAGAAGAATAGTAACCAGTAGTACATCTATATCTGAAGGATTCTACAAGGGTTGGAGCAGATCATTCACAGAATCTGTAAGTGTGTCTACCACAGTCCCAAGACTCAGAGTTTTGACAAGAACTATAACCAAATCCATCAGTATATCTGAACCAATTTCAAGACTCAGAGGAATCATAAAGACACTCACTGATACAGTCAACGTATCTGAGATAGTAACTAGACTCAAATCTCACACCAAGCATGTGAATGAGTCAATACAGATAGTAACTTCATTAACTCCACGAAGAGTATTGAGAAGATTGATCAATGAGACTGTCCACATATTAGCATTTAGAGATAGACTTAGAACACTCACAAGAATAATAAATAACACCGTATCTGTATCTGAAAACATCTACAAGGGTTGGATCAAGAGTGTCAATGAGACAGTTGCAGTTAACCTATCAGGAGTATTCCAGAATATATTCCAGTCAAATGTATTCCAAGCAGTGTATAAAGAAGCATTGGTATTACTTACAATGAGAAGAGTGTTGACTCAATCTGTAAACATATCTGAATCATTGCCAAGATTGATTTCTATGAAGAGAGTAATAACAAGTACTGTAAGAGTTGTAGAATCCATACTACCTTATAGAGATTTGATGAGAATCATTACAAAATCTGTCAGTGTATCAGAATCAATTTCAAGACTAAAGGACATTAGAAAGATAGTATCTGAGACTGTAAACATATTGGCATTTAGAGACAGGTTAAGAGCAATCAGAAAAATCATAACTGAGTCTATAAGCATGACTGAGACAAGAATAAGATCAAGAGGAGTAATAAAAACAATAACCGATACGGTTCAAACCTCAGATGCTTACATATTATACAGAACATTAGGTAGAGTATTATCTGACACAGTCAGTGTGACAGAAGTAAGAGTTAGACTCAGAGGAATCATAAAGACAATAACTGATACAGTCAATATATCTATAGGATTAATACCATTACGTTCACTAGGAAGAACAATCACTGACACAGTAAGAGTATCTGAATCAGTATCAGTATTAAAAGACTTAATAAAACACATCAACGAAACAGTATCAATACAGTCATTCAGGGATAGGGCAAGAGTATTACTTAGAATTGTCACAGAAGTATTAAGTGTGTCAGAAGCATTTGGAATGAAATGGTCAAGATCATTCACAGAATCAGTGTCAGTCATTGACAGTAGAATAGTATTAAGAGGAATGATAAGAACAATTACTGATACAGTAAACATGTCAGAAGTAGTTACAAGATTAAAGGATCTCATTAAACATGTAAACGAAACCGTATCCATACAATCATTCAGAAACAGAGCACGGGTAATTAGAAGAATAGTAAATGAAAGTATAAGTATAGCAGAATCATTTGCACAGGGTTGGAGCAGATCATTCACAGAATCAGTGTCAGTAATTGACAGTAGAATTGTATTAAGAAACATGACTAGAACAATAACCAGATCAGTAAGCGTATCTGAAACTGTGTCAAGACTAAAGGATCTTATTAAGTTAGTAACCGAAACAGTGTCAATACAATCATTCAGAGATAGGTCAAGAGTTATACTTAGAATCATAAACAATACTATTCAGTTATCAGAATCTGTATCAAGACTTAGAGTATTACTAAGAGCAGTAAACGAAACCGTATCCATACAGTCATTCAGGGACAGATCAAGAGTTA